AATAAGTCCTATGTATGCTGTGCCTCGAACTGCTTGGTGATGATGAGAACATACACTTTTCAATTCACTTCTCACAACCAACATACCTTCATAACCATCTTCTACATAGTTAGGAAAACTGTTAGGATCTGGCATAGGATTATATCTACCTGACATAATTTCATTTACATACATCTTTGCCATACGCCTGCCAGTATCAATACTGTTAGGGTCACTTTCTACATCAATAACTAATGACTTTAGAACTTCGTGGAACTTGCCACTCAATTCATCAATCAATTTTTGTTTGTCGCCAGGCTCTAGAACATCAGATATATTATCTGATGCGTGGAATCTTTGTCCAGTTTTTATAAGCCTTGCTTTTATTTCTTCACTAATCATTACTTCTTCTCCCAGGGATAAACTACCCATCTTGTGTCCGGTAAACCATCATTATAGAGTCTTTTACCTTCAAAGTCAATATCCATCTCACCCAATTTGTTATGTAATACTCCCCATTGACTATCTGGAATTAATGATCTTATTTGTTTTATTGTAAGACCACTATCACAAATGTCATCTATAAAAATGGTATCCTCTAATATATCACTACTACTTAACTCAACTGCTTTAATTGTGTCTGTCTCACCACCGTCTCGAGTTTGCCAAGTTAATGGTTCAAACTCTGCATCAAACATATGACTTAACATAACACCTGGTATAAGTCCACCTCGACTTATACCTACAATTTTTTTAACAGGTTTTTGATGATGTATAGATAAGTGTTCATTGTAATACCACCTAGCTATCTTAATTTCTTCGTATAGTTCATAGACTAAACCTTTTAGGCCTTGCCATGTAACATAAATTTTATCTTCTGTTTGTCTTGGATCTACTGCACTCTTCATAACTTAACCGCCAGTAATAATAAAATAGCAAGTTGAATAATAATAACTAAAAATAGTTCAACTGCTAATATAGTATGATACCAAATCCATCTGGTCTTATAAGCATTATCAATATTTAATTCACCTGGATCTGGATCTTTCCAAGTATCAGAATCCTTTTCAGGATCTTGTTTCCATAGTATTTCCCACCACTTCATATTATGTTCCCCAGGCATTACCAAATAAATCTATATGTAATCTAGGACTAAATTTATATCCTGTTTCCATACATGCATCTGCAACACCTTTTGCAGTTAGAGTTTGTTGTTCAAGGGTTGCTCCCTCTGGCATACAATAAACAGCATCTAACTCTACGCCTGCCTCTTTATATGCCTTAACAAAAATATCTACTTCTTCAAAATCATCCATATCTCTAACTACAAATTTATTATATAAATGACTATCCCAAACCCCGTTCATAGAAAGTAAAGCATCAGGGTTAAGTGCTTCTTCTCTTTTCTCACCACTTAAACTTAACTTAGGAGAGGTACTCCAAGTTACATGTACCGTATCAGGAAGGTTATTAAAAAATGCTGCTAAATCTCCACTAACAATTTGTGTACCATTAGTTTCAAATGTAACATTCTTTAATCCTTTTCCACGACACATGTTAATCAGAGTTGGCCAACACCTTTGCCAACCCAACAGAGGTTCCCCTCCTGTTATGACTAAATGGATATCTTCTTTTTCATCAAACTTACCATTAGGTAATAAACTTATGACATGTTCAAATACTTCTTCTATTGTCTTTGTCATTTGTAAATGTTTATATTTCATAGCCCAAGATGCTGAGCTATCACAACCAACAGGTGTAACAGGTAATTGATCTATGCTTGTATAAGCGTCTGGATTGTTTTTATCACCTAAAGGATCAGTCATATATGGCATCTCTTCTACAGGAATCATATTACCTCGTTCCTGTCCAAAACCTCTACACTCAAAATTGCAACCAAAAACTCTAAGGAAAACACTAGGAACACCTACGAATCTTCCTTCGCCTTGTATTGAATAAAATGCTTCACTATACCTGAGTTTCATAATATGATATTATATATAAGAGCTAACCAACAATCAACCTATTCTTTACCGTTTTGGTTGCCCTTTTCTGCCTCTTCCTTTTCCTTAGCAGCTGCTTCCTCTGCTTTAATTTTTTCATCTAAATACTTTGGTCTACGCTTAGGCATTTTCTTACCAGAGTTTTGTTTCTCTGCTGCCTCTTTGTCAGCGTCTGACTGTTCAATAATCTGTTTCATGTAATTCAGATATTCGTTTGAATGTGTATCACCATCTGCACCTTGAGTTAACATCTCTTCAAGATCCAAACTTTTAATATACTTCATTTTGGTTTCTTGTTGTCGTTTCTCTTTTTGGATACGCCTAATAAAAGCGTAATATGTGATTTGTGTAAAGTATGCAAAAGGATTTCTTGATTTTTCTGGATTAAAATTGTCTATATATGTTAAACAGTTTTCAATACCATCTAGAATCATTTCATCTCTAAATGTATAGTTTACAAAGTTTGATTTATATGCTAAGTGGTTTGCTATTTTAACAAAGCACTCTCCTAGGTAATTTGTTACCTGTGGTTTAGGGTCGCCACACTCTTCTGCTTCAATTCTCTTCTCCCTATATTCAGAAATGTGCACAAGGAATTCCTTGTTGTCTATGTAGTGTGCCGAATTTGGGTCACGTCTTTTTGCCATTATATACTCCTTAATGAATCTTTTTATTTAACTTAGCATCAGCATATTCGTTTGATAAACTTTGCTCATCCTCCATGTCTTCAATTCTTGATCTTAAATCATCTTTAAGCTCTTCTAAGAGATCAGACTCGTTTACGAATGAACCAGCCCATTCAGGATCTCTCATGTAGATATTTTCAACCATATCATGATAACCTTTATGAAATGCTTCTTGTAATGATGCTATTGTTATAACATTATATCTTTCAATTGTGAAAGTTTGTTGTTCTGCTAACGCTATCCAAGGTCGTAAACTTATGTGTTCACCAACAAGACCTTGTGATAACATACCTTGGGTTGGTACTACTTCTATTGGATGTTCTATATCTATCATTGCTCCGTCAGATGTAATCTTACCAACTAGGGTTGTTCCATCTCTTAATTTTAATATGCTAACTTCAGACATCTATTTTAACTAATTTATATTCGAAACCTTCTTCGTTATAAATTTTAATCCTCTCTATCAAGTGATTAAGCGTATAGTTCTTGTGAGACTTCCATGATAAATCGTCTCCAATATCAAACAAGTTACATACAACCTTTGTGTCTCCTCTTCTAAGACCTCTACCTATACTTTGTAAGTTTCTAATTCTACTCTTACTAGGTGAGGCGAACACAATATTATGTAGGTTCCTTATATTTATACCTGTTGAAAATGTTCCGTATGAGGCAATGATAATAGCATTGTTTTCTTTTTCTGTAATAGATCTTATTTCTTCTCTAGTCTCTGTAGCTGTGCCACCAAATACAAAAAATACTTGCCTGTCTTTATCTACTGCCTTCTTAACCATATCATATAATACTGAACCATGCTTCTCTACAAATTGGAACAGAACTAATGTATTGCCTTCTTGTGCTATTGTTAAGTTCTTTATTATCTCATTTCGTTTAGGGTTTGTTACTATCCAATCTATTTCTTCTTGATAGTTAAATGATTTGTTTTGTTTTTTAATTTCGTCTGGATAGTTTAAGGTACAACATACAATTTTTAAATTAGCAAGTTGTTTATCATCCATTAATTTTTTAGTAGTTGTAACTTTATGAACCTGTCCAAACACACCTTCTAATACTAATCTATGTGTCTTAGTTCCGTCTAATGTTCCTGTAGTTCCTATTCTATAAGGTGTATTAGTACATTTATTCATTAAAGTTGTTAATGACTTTGCCTTAAATAAGTGTGCTTCATCACCATAAAAAACATCAAAGTCTTTGAACCATGATTTAGGAAATTTATATATTGATTGCCATGTACTTATTACAACAGGCGAATCGTTGTCTTTAACTTTGCCTCCATAAATCCTATGACAGTTCTCTGCTACGCTCCAACTATCTGCACTAGCATAATCTTGGAAGTCGCCATACATTTGTTCTACCAGGGAGGTTGTAGGTACGACAATAAGTTGTTTACGCCCACGAGCATTATGATACCTAATAAGGCTATAGATAATAAGAGACTTACCACTAGCAGTTGGCGACAGAAGTAAAGTTCTTCCTTGTTTAATGCAATGATCAACTGCATCCCTCTGATAGTCCCTAATTTGTATTGGATTTCCTCCTGATTGGAAGTTGAGTGCTTTTGTGAGTTTGTTGACATCTGTTTCTTCTCCTATGTCAGGTATGTCTACTTCTAATTTATATTCTAATGTTTCAGCAAACTCTTTTAAGTAAGGTAGAAGTCCTATATAAAGTTCTTTCGTGTACATACTAAAAAGTCTTGCTTTTCCATCCCACATTCTTTTTCTATACAATGGCATAAACTTTGCTCCAGGTACTTCGAAAGTAAAAAAGTCATTTATTTCTTGTTCAATACTAGGTTCAGTATTAATTCTTAAATGTACTTCGTCTTTCTTTGTTACCTTGATCAACTTTTTTTACTCCTAAATATCGGCCAAATATTTTCCACTATAAGAGTCCATTTGTAAACTTAGTCCATTCAATAGCATTTTTAATATCAAAAGACCTACTATTAATTGAACGCATTATATAATCCAATTGATTAAGACAAGTTTCTATATATTCTACTTTGTCTGTTAACTTAATTATATCAGGATCACTATCTAAATAATCATTCATTTGATTGTTAAGTGGAGCCGAACCTAAATATTGTTCCCAACCTAATGTATTAAGTTCTTGTTGAGTTAACTCACCTCGGTAGAATTTCCATTTGGTCCTACGCAAGGTTAGTAAATTGGATCTGTTTTTTCGTAGCTGTAATTTGAAAGTGCTTAACATGTTTAAATATTTAGCATGTAATTCTGGTATTTTTGTGGATTCTTGACCCAAATTGAGCTCGTCGACTTTACAGTCTTCTTCCCACATCTCTTGTATCTCATTTAGAGTTATCATAATATACACATTATAGGCTCTTACTAAGTAAGAGTCAACTGTTTATTGTACCGTTTGGTTAACTACCTGCTGATGTAGCTATAGTATAGTCTTTATACCTGAACATTGCTACTGCTTGCATGTAATCAGTACTTCCAGATACAATTTCAAAGTTTAATCCACCTAAACTTGTTGGAAAACAATCCCTAAATGTTATAGTAACACTAGGATTATTATTTGAATCCAATATAAACAAAGAAGCATCACTTAATAAACCTTGCTGGTTTCTAGTTGAATCGTTTACCTGAGGAAATCTATATGTTTGGTTTTCACCATACTGTTGATACTGTTTTCTATCCTCTGGGAAACCCATTCCAATTAGCCAATCATATAATTCTTTATAATTCATCATGTCTTCTTGTATAATAAACATTATTTGTAATCCACCAAATTCCAATTTGTCTCCTGGAATTGGTATATCAACAAGTGGTGTGAATTGTGTTGGATTACCTACTGATATTTCAGGTATGTTAGCTGCCTGACACATATAAGACGTGTTAGGTATATTATGTACCTGAAACTTAAAACCATTAGGTCTCAAGTAATCTAACTCATTAGGATTTGCATTGCTCCATGTGTTAGCTGATACTGTAATGTCTTCTGTAAATGCCATCTATCTCCCTTGTCCCTTATATTTTTTATAAGATCTTTTTCTGTGTTTGTTCATTGTAGATGTATTAATTTTTACTTTTCTACCTCTACCACCTACACCTTGTGATGTTCCTTTTTTTACACCACTATGTTCTATTCTTCCTGTCCACGTTTTTGCCATAATATACTCCTTTTTTTAAAAACCTACTGACTCTCCACAACCACATGAGTTCTGTTGCATTGGATTCCAAAATGTAAATTGTTCATTTAACCCTTCTACTTCCCAGCCAATTACAATACCATCTAGGTACATCTCTGACATAGGGCAAACCCACATTTTAAATTTGCCAAAGTCTAACTCTATATCTTGTTCTGACTTTGGACCATCAGCATAATTGAAATCATACTTAAAACCGGAACAGCCACCACCCAATAATGCAATACGGATTCCTGCAGAGCCTCTAGACTCAACACGCTTAATTGCTTGTGTAAGAGCTTCGTCTGTCCAATCTATATTCATTCAGGTCCTTTGTTATGGTTTCTATGTGATTTCTTTTCGTCCCAATCTTTTAGGGCTCTTTTAATACTGTCTTCTGCTAATACAGAACAATGTAACTTAATAGGTGGTAATTCTAAAGCTGCTGCAATGTCTTTGTCTTTAATTTCTAAAGCTTGTGCCATTGTAATTCCCTTTAACATTTCCACGAACAATGTTGAACTAGCTATAGCTGAACCACATCCGTAAGTTTTAAATTTAACATCTTCTATAACATCAGTATCAGGATTTACTTTTAAATCTAATTTCATAACATCTCCACATGCTGGTGCTCCCGTCATTCCGGTTGCTACATTTGGATCGTTAGGATCAAAGCGTCCTACGCCATGATCTTTTGGGTTATTTAAAACATCATTAAATCTTTCTACTACTTGTTTGCTGTATGCCATATATACTCCTGGTCTTATAGTGTATTTATAATACTTT